ATGCCCGCACCTGATTCCATCCTCCGCCTGGTGGAGCGCTTTGACGCCAACCGCCGCGCCATCAACGCGCTGGTGTACGACCTGTTCGGTCTCACCGACGCTGAAATCCGCATTGTAGAGGGGGAATGATGCGACATACCCGAACAGGTAGATATTTCAGGAAGGTGATCACACAGAACGGGTATTTCACCTTTACGGTGTTGATTGCTTTTACAGTGTTAATTGGTTGCACTACAATTGACAACCTCGAAAAGCCCGAAGAACCGACCTCTACAGTAATTAGTATTGCGCCCGCCACAATGACTCCAAAACCTATAAATTCGGTCACACCAAAAGCAACAATGACAGTCACTGAAGTACCAACCTTTGCTCCAATCCGTCCTGTTGATAAGTCGGTCCCAATTTACCACTGTTATGGCGTTCCTATTGAGATTGATGACGCACATAATGGTTATGATTTTGGGTTTCAAAACAGTAATCCAATAGGTTTTCCGATCGTTGCAATCGCTGATGGGGTCTTATTATCTGCAACCTTTGATACTTCTGAAGGTGGCGCGATATTTATCGACCATGGGATTGTGAAGCTTCCCAGTGGAACATTGCAACGGATCATATCAACCTATTGGCATATAAAACCTATGGATCAGTTGTTGGGTGGCAATATTGGGAATCAGGGGATGAGGATTAAGGAAGGTGACCAGATTGCTGCGTTTTGCAATGAATGTGGATACAGCCCAGAACTGGAATTGCAAATTATTTCTCTGGATGCAACCAAAACTAATCGTCTACATGGAAGTGATTTACGCGACTTTATGTTACAGCAATACGGATTAATCACTCCGGGCGAGTATCCTCACATTGATCCTGCTGAAATTGGGTTGAACTGCCAATAATTTGTGTATTGTTGATTATGTAGGGGAGGGTCTTCCCTCGAAAAAAATCTCGGGATGCAAAGAACGCAAGACCCTCCCCTACTTTATCGCCTGTCATTCCGAGCCTGAAAGGCGAGGAATCTGCTTGTGGCAAACGGTTCTCGCACGGACAGCTCAAAATGGCACCAGGATGATCGCGCCTGCGCGCCGACGGCGAGGACGCCGTCGGGATCTGGAGTGGGGTTAATCAAGCGCTTCATGAAATCTTCGCGTCCTTTGCGGCTTCGCAGTAAATATCCGAAAGGCAATCGCTTTGTTGGGTTTCGTCCAAGCCCCTCACCCTCCCCTCAAAGTGCGCTTGGGGTGCCCCTCTCCTCAATCCTCCCCCCACAACCCAAAACCGTTTGTGGAGGGAGGAGGTTGCTAACCACTAACCGCTAAGCACTAAGCACTACTTTCCCCCCAACTTGCGTCTTTTGACAGGATGACAACCCCTCCCCGCAGTGGCATACTGTTGTCCAACACTAGAACATATATTCTAATCAGGAGGACAGATGACCAACAAATCACGTCAACCACCGGCTGTGCCCAGCCAACCCACGCCGCTGCAAGGCGAGGTGGAACGGCTGCAGGCGTGCATCGACGCCGTGGCGGAACGGATGGCGGATGACCTGCCGCTGGCGGATTTGCTGCGCGCGGCGCGGGTGCTCTCGGGCGTCACGCTGCAACTGGCGCGCCTGCTGATCATCCAGCGCGACCTGGGCGGTTCGGTGGAGGACGCCGAGATGGCAGCCTTTGACCGGGCGCTGGAAGAAGCCCTGCGCCTGATCGATGCGGGGCAAATGCCATCATGACGTGGACAGTGACCGCCGCCGCTCCCGAGCGGCTGGGACCCATTGCTGGCCGGATTTGGCGGTCGCCCGCGGGGCGCGCTGCCGGCGGGCTCCGGGGCGGCGGACCGGGCTGTCATCCCATTTTTCAAAGGAGGTGCATGGCTGACGACGGCGATTACCTGAAGTTGATGACGCATCCGCTGGCATTCTGCCAGACTGCCAGCGGGGTGACGCTGCGCCGCTATCAGCGCGATGTGCTGCGGGCGGTGGTGGACTCCATCTTCAAAAAGCAGGGCTTGACCTTTGTGGTGATGTTCCCGCGCCAGAGCGGCAAGAACGAATTGCAGGCGCAGTTGGAGGTGTTCCTGCTGGCGTTGTATGAGCATACCGGCATGGAAATCGTGAAGGTGTCGCCCACCTGGAAGCCGCAATCGCTGAACGCCATGCGGCGGCTGGAACGGGTGCTGGCGCGCAACCGCTTCACGCGGCGGCGCTGGGTGCGCGAGTCAGGCTACATCTACCGGGTGGGCGATGCGCGCATCTTCTTCCTGTCGGGCGAGCCGCATGCCAATATTGTGGGCGCCACCGCCAGCCTGCTGCTGGAGGTGGATGAGGCGCAGGACGTGCTGACCGCCAAGTATGACAAGGAGATTGCCCCCATGGCAGCCGCCAATAACGTGACGCGCGTGCTGTGGGGCACCGCCTGGACCAGCCAGACGCTGCTGGCGCGAGAATTGCGGGCTGCCCGGCGGGCGGAGGCGCAGGACGGGATCAAGCGCGCTTTTGTGCTGACGGCAGAAGATGTGGCAGCCGAGGTGCCGGCTTACGGCGCGTTTGTGGCGGAGCAGGTGGCGCGGCTGGGGCGGCAAAATCCCAGCGTGCGCTCGCAGTTCTTCAGCGAAGAGGTGGACGTGGAAGGCGGGCTGTTCCCGCCGGCGCGCCTGGCGATGATGGCGGGTACGCACGGCAGGCTGGATGCGCCGCGGGCGGGTGAGGTGTATGCCTTGCTGCTGGATGTGGCGGGGGCGGAAGAAAGCGGCATGGCGGGCGCTGAGGAGGACGCCCGGCGGGATGCGACTGCCCTGACGGTGGTGGAACTTGATTTCGCGGCAGGCGCAGCGCTGGGCAGCGGGGCGGTGTTCCGCGTGGTGGCGCGCCGGCAGTGGGTGGGCGTGCCGCACCCGCGCCTGCACGGCGAGTTGACTGCCCTGGCGCAGCACTGGGGCGCGCGCTGGCTGGTGGTGGATGCCACCGGCGTGGGGGCAGGTTTGAGCGGGTTCCTCTCGCGCGCGCTGCCCGGGCGGGTCATCCCGTTCGTCTTCAGCCGGGTCAGCAAGAGCAAACTGGGCTGGGATTTCCTGGCGCTGGTGGATTCCGGGCGCTGGAAGGAACCGGCGGATGGCGGGACGTTGGACGACCTGTTCATGCGCCAGTTGCAGCATTGCCAGTACGAGATTGCGCAGGGTCCGGAGCATTACATGCGCTGGGGCGTGCCGGATGGGACGCGCGACGCCGCCAGCGGTGCGTTGGTGCATGACGACCTGGCGCTTTCGGCGGCGTTGGCTTGCGCGTTGGATGGCGTGGCGCCGACAGTGCGCAGCGGGGCGGCGCTGCTGCCCGGCGTGGATCCGCTGGCGGGCATGGACCGCGGCGAGGGCGGAGATTGGAGGTGAGGATGACGGAAGGCAGGCGATGGTGGCAGCGCGCTTTGGATCGCGCGCTGGCGCCGCAGGTGGGGCGGCGCGTGGCGCTGGCGTTGAGCGAATTGGACGGCTTTTACCCGGCGGGCACACCTATGGAACGGCGCGACCGCTGGGACTATGATCGCTTGGAGGTGCAGCAGCAGGCGTTGGCGTTGTGGCGCAGCAATCCGCTGGCGCGCCGGCTGGTGGCGTTGACCAGTGAATACGTGGTGGGCGGCGGGATTGCGTTGGGCAGTCCCGACCCGGCAGCAGACGCCTTTCTAAAGGCGTGGTGGCGGCATCCGCTCAACCAGTTGGACCAGCGCGTGATGGAGTGGTGCGACGAGTTGACTCGCAGCGGCGAATTGTTCTTCCTGCTGTCGAGCGACGCAGCCGGCATGACCTATGTGCGTGCGGTGCCGGCGGTGGATATCAGCGCGGTGGAGACGGCTGGCAATGACCTGCACCAGGAGACGGGCTATGTCTACCGTCCGGCGGGCGACACGGTGGAGGAGCGCTGGCAGGCGGATGATGGGCGGTCACTGGCGCCAGCGATGCGGCATTATGCCGTCAACCGGCCGGTGGGGGCGGTGCGCGGCGAGTCGGACCTGGCGCCGGTGCTGCGCTGGCTGAACCGATACGCCAGTTGGCTGGAAGACCGCGCCCGCCTGAACCGTTACCGCACGGCGTTTATGTATGTGGTGCGCGCCCGGTTTATGAGCGAAACCGAGCGGCTGACGCGGCAGCACACCCTGGCGGCAAATCCGCCTACACCCGGATCCATTTTGGTGACCGATGAGAACGAGAGTTGGGAGGTGCTTTCGCCCAAACTGGAAGCGGATGACGCCAACGAGGACGGGCTGGCGCTGAAAAAGATGATTGCGGCGGGCGCCGGGCTGCCGCTGCACTTTTTGGCGGAACCGGAATCTGCCACGCGCACCACGGCGGAGGCTGCGGATGGCGCGGCGTTTCGGCGGTTGGAGGAACGGCAGCGCATGTTCCTGTGGATGCTGGGCGACCTGGCGCAGGCAGCGCTGGCGCGGCGCGCGCTGGTTGATGCGGCAGTGCCGGCGGAGGCGCTGGTGGAGGTGCGCGGCACCGACTTGAGCCCGCGCGACAATGCCGCCCTTGCGGGCGCGGCGCGGGATGCCATGACGGCGTTCATGCCGTTGTTTGAGCGTGGGCTGCTGGATGAGCGCGAACTGCGCCGGCTGGTGTACCGCTTTGCCGGCGAGCATGACGCAGAAGGAGGGAAGGCATGAAGGGAGGAACGGTCCGGGAAATTCGGGCGACGTTGACCGGCGGACAGGCGCTGGCAGGCGAGGGCTTTCACATCCTCGCCATCACGGCGGGCGAAGGCAACGGCTGGGTATTCACCGCCGAGGCGCTGCGCGAGTCGCTGCCGTTGTGGGAGGGGGTTGAGACGTTTGTGGATCATGCCCCCGGCAGCCGGTCAGTGCGCGACCTGGCGGGTGTGTGCACCTCGCCGGAATATGACGACGCGCGCCATGGCATCCGCCTGCAGTTGACTCCGCTGGGACCCAGCGCCGGGCTGTTGGAGGCGCTTGGCAAAGCGTGGCTGGAGGGCGGACAGGCGCAGCCGCGGGTGGGTTTCTCGGCGGATCTGGTATTCACTGCCCGCGGCAAAGTCGTGGAGCGCATCCTGCGCATCATCTCGCTGGACCTGGTGATGCTGCCGGCGCGCGGCGGGACATTTTTATCCATTTCAACACAGGAGGAACGCATGTCTGAGGAAGGCAAGGTAGGGGAATCGCAGGAACTGGGGCTGGCGCAGGCGTTGCTGGAAGCGCGCCTGGGGGCTGCCAACCTGCCGCCGGCGTTGGCTGGCGAGGTGCGCACCCAGTTTGACGGGCGCGTGTTTGCAGCGGAAGAACTGGAGGCGCCATTCAAAAGGCGCGCAAACTGGCTGCCGACGTGCAGGGCGGGTCTGCCGTGCGCGGACTGGGGGCTGTCAGCCAGATGGTGACAGTGGAAGACCGCTTGCAGGCAGCGGTGGATGACCTGCTGGGCGCGCCGCGCGAAGCCGGCATGGCAGGCGTCAGGGTCGAGCGCTTGAGCGGCATCCGCGACCTGTACCTGGCGTTGACGGGCGATGTGGACATGCACGGTGGCTACCATTCTGCGCATGCGCGCCTGGCAACCACAGCCACCATGCCCAGCCTGGTGAAGAATGCCCTCAACAAGGTGATTGTGCAGCAGTGGGATGAATTGGGTCGGGCTGGGTACAGGTGGTGGGAGCCAATTGTCACCGTGGAACATTTCAACTCGCTGCAGTCCATCACCGGCGTGCTGGTGGGCGAGGTGGGTACGCTGCCGGAAGTGGCAGAGGGTGAGGCGTACACAGAACTGCCGGTGGCGGATTCGGGCGAAACCGGGGCATGGAAAAAGTACGGCGGCTACCTGCCGCTGACGCTGGAACTGATTGACCGCGATGACACTGCCCGTTTGCGCCAGTATCCGCGCAAGTTGGTCAGCGCCGGACTGCGCCGCTTGAGCAGCCTGGTGGCGGCGGTCTTCACCGCCAACAGCGGTGTGGGACCGACCATGGCAGACACCAAGGCGGTCTTCCACGCTGACCACGACAACCTGGGCACCAGCGCCCTTGCCAGCGCTGCCTGGGAGACGGCGTCGATGGCGATCTACAACCAGCCCATGCTGGCTGCGTCCGGCGAAACTGCGCCCAAACTGGGCGTGGATGGCAAGTACCTGCTGGTGCCGCGCGAACTGCGCCTGACCGGCATGCGCATCCTCTACCCGACCTTTGAGCGCGAAGCCAATATCTTCTCGGAGAACATGCAGCGCGGGGCGTATGGCGATGTGATCACCTGCCCTGAATTTGCAGACGCCAATGACTGGGCAGCCATCGCCGACCCGCGCCTTGCGCCGGGCATTGTGGTGGGTGAGCGCTTTGGGTTGCTGCCAGAGGTGTTGATTGCCGGCGATCCGCTGTCACCGGCGTTGTTCACGCATGACGAGGTGCATCTCAAGGTGCGCCACTTCGTCAGTGTCTTTGTGGCGGATTACCGCCCGCTGTACAAATCCAACGTGGCTGCGTAGGCAGTCACCAGTGGGCTGGGGCGGGGTATGCCTGCCCCAGCCTGGTCTGGGGAGGAGAAAACGATGAATGAAAAGTTGAGATTATTGTTGACCTCGCGCAAGTTCTGGGCAGCGCTGGTGGGGCTGGTGATGGTGCTGGTGAAAGCCTGGAAGCCGGACTTTCCGCTGAGCGAGGACCAGATTGTCAGCCTGGCGGCTGTTTTGGCAGCCTACATCCTGGGTACCGCGCTGGAAGATAGCGGGCGTGCCCGCCAGGCGAGCGCCAGCCGTGAATGACCGGGCGCTGGCAAGGCGGTTGTTGGGAGAGGAACCGCAAACGATGGTGCGCCGCGCAGACGGTGTGCTGGTGGTGATCGGCGCGGACGGGCGCAAGCACATCTTCACGGTTCCCCAGCAACAGGCGGTGATGAAAGGAGGAAGGCATGAGCCTGAACGTGGAGAGCGCCAGTGACCGCGTGGCAGAAACGCTGCATGATGCGGACGGGCGGGTGTGGACGGCAGACCAGTTGACCGAAGCGCTGCGGCAGGCGCTGGCAGATTTGTCGCAGGTTTCGGGCGAGGCGCTGACGCTGGATGGGCTGGACGGGGCGGCTGCCACCACGCTGCCAGTGGAGGACGAAGGCTGGCTGGTGCTGGGCGCAGCTGGGCATGCTGCCTGGATGCAAGCGATAGGCAGGCTGCAGTCGTTTGACCTGTCGCCGGAGGTGCGGCGCGAGATGCTGACCTGGGCGGGGGATACACTGGCGCGTTTCAATGCCGGGCTGCAGCAGGTACGCGCCAGAAGGTTGCAAGCCAGCGCGGACGCGCCTTATGGTGCGTGGGAGGATGCTGATGGCGTGGTCGGATGACTGGCAGGATTTGGAACCGCTGATGATGGCGTGGCTGGAGCGCAATGTCCATGAAGCTGGACTGAGCAGCGCCATGCGGTTAAGCGGCGGGTTGTGGCTGGGCAGCACCCAGCAGCCGCCTCAACCAGGCTGCCTGCACCTGGAAGCATCCATCCTGCGCAGCGTGGCGGTGGGGGCGCACATCACGCGCGGCAGCGACCAGAGCATTGCCTCCGGGTCGTCCACCGCAATCAGTTTCAGCGCGACGCGCTTTGACCCGCTGGGTATGTTTGCTGCGGCGCTGCCGACGCGCCTGACTTGCCGGGTGAGCGGCGTGTACCTTTTGGTGGGACAGGTGTCGTTTAACCAGAACGCGACCGGCAGGCGGGTGGCAATTATTCGCAAAAATGGCAGTTTACAGATCGCCGGGCAGACGGTCGGCGGGTATTCGGATGCACCCAGCCATGCCTGCGCAACCACACTGGCAGCGCTGGATGAGGGCGACTATTTGGAGTTGTTGGCATACCAGAACAGCGGCGGCAACCTGGCGGTAAAAGCGCTGGGGGACTATTCGCCGGAACTGAGCGCGGTGCGGATTGCCTAGGAGGGTTGATGGAGCAGATTGTCCTGGTAAGTGGAAGCGATGAATGGGTTGCGAGCGGCGAGGGCGCGGACGCTGTGTGGGGCGATGTGCGGCGCACGGGTCAGGTGACCAGCCGGGGCGAGCCGCTGGCAGCGTTGACCTTTGCGCTGCGGGGGGATGTGGATACGCTGCAAGCAGCATTTAACAGCCTGACCTGTTTTGCCGACCGGGTGGGGGAAGCGGGCGGTTGGCTGCAAATGACGCCGGAGGGCTCGGTTGAGGTGTGGCGAACACCGGTTTATGCTGCCAGTGTGGTACTTTTAGGAACACCAGTGGGCGATCGGTTGGCAGGCTGCCTGGGGGTGCGGCTGGTAATGCGCCGCGCAGCCTGGTGGGAAGGCACGGAGGTCAGCCTGCCGCTGACAAACTTGCACGGTACAGGCGTGTTGGACGGCTTGCGGGTGGATAATCACAGCGATAACCTGCACAGCAACGTAGTGGATGTGGCTGCCGGAGATGCAGCGGGCGGGCTGCCCGCGCCGGTCAGCGTGGAATTGCTGCCAGAGCCTGCTGTGCCGGGTGTGGTGGGCAGCCTGGCATTGGGGTGGCGGCGCGGGGACGCAGCGGCGGACTTTGACCATGTGCTGGAAGGCGAAGATGCTGCCACCAGTCTGACGACATCCGTCGTGACCGCGTCTGATGCCAGTGGCGGCGCATACCGTACCGTGACCTGGTCATCGACGGCGGAACAGGTGCTGATGGAATGGACGCTCGCATCGCCGCAATTGCTGGCAGCCGGTGGGCGTGTATTTCGCCCCTTGCTGCGCCTGGCGTCCGGCTGGCAAGGGGGTGAGTTGTGGCTGCGGCTGACCCTGGCGTCCGCGTTGAGCGGTCAGCCGCTGCTGTGGCAGTCACCGGAGGTGCTTTTGGAGGGCGGCAAAGCGTTGGTGGCTTTCACACCCTTGGTGCTGCCGCCCTGGCTGCCGGAAGAACTGCCGGCGCCAATGGCGCTGGGATTGCGGGCAATTGCTCCGGGCGGCGGCAGCCAGACGCTGGGCGTGGATATGCTGCACCTCTTTCCGATGGATGACGGGTTGAGGATGGAAATACCTGCTGCGCTGCCCAATGGCTCGTCGATTGTGATTGATGCTGACAGCACGGCAATGGCAGCCCTTCCTACGGGTGAACTGGCGATGCCGACCGTTGACGGTGGTCCGCTGATGTTGGCGCCGGGCGAGGCGCACCGGCTGTACGTGATGCAGGGTAGCGGTGATCTGCCGGGGGTGGGGGCAGCGCTGCGGGTGTGCCTGCGCTATCAGCCGCGGGTGGCGGAGGTGTGA